CGCTAACTTGTTTCACTATGTTGCCGATGCTGCCACTTCAATGGAAATGGTTTACCCCGGTACTAACATGAAGTTGATCGCTGTTGGTGGTTTGAACGGAACTAACAAGATTGTTGCTGGTTCTTTGAGCAACTTCTTTATGGGTACTGACTTGATTGACGAGCAAGAAGAAGTGAAAATGTGGTATTCACAGGACAACGATGAAGTTCGTGTTCGTTTCACTTTCAAGGCTGGTGTTCAGGTTGCTTTCCCCGGAGAAATCGTTTACTTCACCCTTTAATCTTTTTAACTGATGGCTTGTTTACTCACACAAGGATTCACTCTTGACTGCAAAGATGCAGTCGGAGGTATCAAATCAATCCACTTGATTTCTTGGGTTGATTCAAAGTTCACCGTTGCAAGTGGTGAAGTAACTGCCACAACTGTTGCAAGTGGAGATGTTTATGATTACGAGTTGCCAAAAGGTACTGGATCATTGACAACCACAACCAATGTATCTGTTGAGAACGGAACATCATTCAATCAATCGGATGTTGTTTTCAAACTTCGCAGATTGTCAACCACCAAAAGAAACGAAATGAAGCTCCTTGCTCAAGGTCGTTGCTATTGCATCGTTAAGAACAACAACGATGAGTATTGGTTGGTTGGTAAGGAGTACGGATGTGATGTGACTGCAATGGTTGCAAACACCGGTACTGCTATGGGCGATAGTAACGGTTATGAAGTTACTCTTTCAGCAATTGAGGCTGAAGCACCTTACAAATTGCAAAGTTCAGTTGTTACCGCTTTAGGTATCTAATTGGTTCTTGTTTCATAGGTCGAAGAGGGAGGGCAATTGCTCTCCCTTTTTTTGTTACATATTTTTACTCTCGCTATTTTGTAGAGATGTTGGTAATTGAAAAAGCGGAATCAAAGAATTGGTATTTGACCTTGACGGAAAAAGTCACGATTGCAAATCCATACTTTCTTTTTGCGTTCACTCACAGAACTACCAATGAACAAACGGTTGCGATCCTAACCGACATTTCAACCCACAAAGAAAGATACAATGAATTTGCAGTTGTTGAGGGTTCAACATTCACTTTGGATGCTGGAGAATTTGAATATGTCGTTTATGCTCAAACATCACCAACCAATTTGTCTCCAGCATTGGCAGATGAAGAGGTTGAAAGCGGAATCCTGAAAGTTCAATTTGATGTCACACGCACTCAATACGAGGTCACTCTCAACGAGAAAATCTACGAGATAGAACAACCCACACAAATACTGTATTTACTGCTTGAAAATGGGGATTTTCTTCTTCAAGAAAGCGGTGATAAAATCATACTATAATGGCAGATCAAAAGATATCCCAATTAACCACCATCGTCACCGTTGATACGGCATCGGATTTATTTCCCATTGTTGATACATCGGCAGCGGAGACAAAGAAAATCACACCATCAGCGTTGAAAACTGCATTGGCGTTGAACAATGTAGACAACACAAGCGATGTAAACAAGCCGATAAGTTCAGCCACACAAACCGCATTGGATGCGAAACAAGCAACCCTTGTAAGCGGTACCAATATCAAGACCGTAAACAACACAAGTTTGTTGGGAAGCGGAAACATTTCTATCAGTTCGGCAGTTGCTTGGGGTGGTGTTACTGGTACTTTGTCAAACCAAACTGATTTGCAAACTGCACTTGATGGCAAAGTTGATGAGAATTCTGCCATTACTGGAGCAACCAAAACCAAAGTAACATACGATGCGAAAGGGTTGGTAACTGCAGGAGCAGATGCAACCACAGCAGACATAGCAAGTAGCACAGACAAAAGATATGTAACCGATGCCCAATTGGTAGTTGTTGGAAACACAAGCGGAACAAATACGGGCGACAATGCGACCAATTCGCAGTATAGCGGATTGGCAGCGAGTAAGCAAGATACTTTGGTATCGGGTACGAACATTAAGACCATCAACAGCACTTCGCTTTTGGGTAGTGGAAATGTTGCAGTTGAACCAACAATAACAGCCACAACTTCAGCGGATTACTACAGAGGGGACAAAACATTTGCAACCCTTAACAAGGCTGCGGTAGGTTTGGGCAATGTTGACAATACTTCGGATGCAAACAAACCCGTATCTACTGCCACGCAAACTGCACTTGATGCAAAGACAAACAAACTGATTACCACCAACAGACAGACCGCTTCATATACTTTGGTTTTGAGTGATGCCGACAAATTGGTTGAGATGAATGTGGGAAGTGCAAACAACTTGACAGTCCCTTTGAATAGTTCAGTTGCGTTCAGCACAGGCACACAGATTCTTTTGGCACAATACGGAGCAGGTCAAACCACCATCGTTGCCACAAGTGGCGTAACAATCCGAAGCAATGGGGCAAAGTTGAAATTGAACGCCCAGTATAGCGGTGCAACTTTGGTGAAGATTGCTGAAAATGAGTGGTATTTATTTGGAGATATAGCGTAATGATTTTAGCAACTCACGGAATTATTGCCTCACAGATTGCGTCATTCGATGCTGATGCTGCTGCTTTCTTTAATCGTGTAACTACGGCAGGGGGAACATTAAGCACAACCGAAAAACAAGCGGTGAATCAACTTGTATTGGACTTAAAAGCCAATTCACTTTGGACACCCATGAAAGCCATTTATCCAATGGTAGGCGCAAGTGCGGCAGCGTGTGCGCAGAACTTGAAATCGTCAAGTTTTACGGGTACTTTTTCAAGCGGTTGGACTTTTGCAAATACGGGGGCAACGCCTAACGGAACAAGTGCTACATTTAATACAGGGCTTAATCCTACAACGGCTTTATCAAGTGTAAATTCAAACCACAAAGCGGTATATTTAAGAACAAATAGTGGAGGGGCAAAAGTTTCTATAGGTCAAAATGATAGTCAATGGCTTTCGGCCTTGAAATTTACAAACGGTTTATGTTATTTATATAATCCTACGAGCAGTCAACTAATTAGCCAAACAAATTCCAATATAACAAATCTTTCAATAAACACAAGACGTTCGTCAACTGATTTTGCGTTTTTTTATAATAATAGCAAATTAGCGACAAATACATCGCTGAACACAGCATCTTTTGCGTCTAATAATGTGCACGTAGGAAGTGCGGGTGGGTTTACATATTATGACAATAACGAAAACGCTTTCGCCTCAATCGGTGACGGCTTAACCGACACCCAAGCATCCAACTTTTACACCGCAGTACAAGCGTTTCAAACCACTTTAAGCCGAAATGTATGATAGGTTACACACTTACACCCGAACAAAAGGATTTGATACAAGGGCAGTATTACACGCCTTATCAATTTTTTAATTGCGTTCAAGATATTGACGGCGTTTGGTTTTTGTTTCTTTCCGATGAGGACAAACCCGAAGTTGCCATCACTGAATACGCTTGGGTTTTAGATTTACCCGAAGCCGAATACATCCCACCACCACCACCACCATTCCCACCTACTGAATAATGACCGCAAGAAAACCCAATGCGCTACCTGTTAGCTTTGATCAATTCCGTAAAAACCCAGTTGCTGCCGTGGCTTTTTGTATGCTTTTGGCTGTTAGTTATTTGTATATGGACTTGCGTTCGGGCAATCAACAGCAGATTGACGAATGTCGCAAAGAGATGGCAGTACTACGAGCAGAACAGAAACAAGCATATAGGGCATTGAAAACGGCAGATTCGGCATTGTCCGCAGCCATTACCGAACTACGCATCATTAACTCAATGAAAAAACTATGAGGTTGTTGATCATTTTTGCATTCGCTTTCATCGGTGGTTATTTGTTCACAGAATCTTGGGCAACTGAACCCAAGCCAGTTAGCGAAATTGATGCGTTATTGAAGAAGATTCAACAGAATACACAGGCGGTTGGTCAAGCCACTAAACAAGCACACGAGGTCGGTGAGAAATTGGTGGAAGCAAAAGTGGTTGAGAAAGAGCAATTGAAAGAAGCGGTGGTGAATGCTGAAAAGAAAGCCGAAGCCGTGGTTCAACAGATGCAAGTTGTTCAAGACCAAATGGAGGTGTATGCCGTCAAGATGGTAGGTGCTGGATTAGATACTACCACAACACCAATTGAGTTCAAAGGAGTGATCTATGATGCGTATTTGAACTATCTCTCCGAAGGTGGAAAGGAAGATTTTGACTATTTTAGAATGTACTTATGGCAACAAAAGTAAACATCACATCATTTCGTTCTAAACCCAAAAACAAACTTGGCAGACATACCAAGCACAAGAACAAACACAAGAGTTCAAAACCATATAAAGGACAAGGCAAATGATAGACAAAATCAAACAAGCAATGAAGGTGAAGAACTACAAGTTCTTTGAATCAGGTGATTACAACTTGAACATCATTGGGATTCGAAATTCGGATACTGGAAGCAAGGTGACAAATGTCTTTGATGACTTGTTAACCGTGAGTTACAAAATTGGTGATGTGTGGCATTTTAAGAAATGGGCTGCAACAACTGATCCCGGCACAAAGGGAGTGAAGGAATTTCACAATGCTCAAGGCGTTGCTCGTTTAGTTCCCGGACAATATCGTGGTTCACACGCAATCGGTTTGCATCAAGGTAAATACGAAGCATTAAAACAAGCCAAACCCGTCAAGGTTTACAGAGATGCAAACAAGGATATGACCTACGACACCAAGTTGATCACAGAGGGTATCTACGGAATCAACATCCACAAGGCTGGTGCAGATTCAACCTATGTTGAGAATTGGAGTGAGGGTTGTCAGGTGTTCAAAAAGTCAGCAGATTTTGATGAGTTTATGGCTTTGGTCAAAAAGGCTGCCACATTGCACGGCAATTCATTCACTTACACACTATTAGAAAGCAAAGATTTATGAAAAAATTAATGGAAATTTTCACGGGTGATAAAGGAGAGATGTCATCAAAACGATTCGTGGGCATTATCGGTGCTTTTGTTTTGTTTGCTACAATGGCTCATAATTCTCTCAGCCCTGCTGATATCGTACCTTCTCCAGAGTTGGTGACTGCGGTGGAATTCATCGTGATTGCTTGTCTTGGATTCACATCTATTGACAAGTTCTCAAACAAAAAAGATTGATTGCTATTTGATAGAGATGATATTCCAAAGATTAAATTTTCACGACAACAAACTGCCTGTTTTCAAAGAGAACAAAGCAAAGGGATTCGTGACATTTGGTGCAGACAATCTCTATCCTGATTTTCTAATTGAACTATTTAACAAATCCCCAAAACACAATGCAATCGTTTCTGCAAAAGCTTCATATGTGGCTGGAATTGGTACTGAAGTTTACGGACAAAGCACCGAAGACATCGCCAAAATCCAAAACAAACTCAAAAGCATCAACGCCTACGAGACCTACGAGGAACTCAAAGCCAAAGTAGCATACGATGCCGAGTTGTTCAATGGGTTTGCAGTTGAGGTGATTTGGAACAAGGCAAAGACCGCACCTTCGGAATACTATCACATTCCATTCAAAGACATCCGCAAAGGATTAGAGGGTGAGTATGTGTATTGTGCTGACTGGACAGATAGCAAAGCGGAGAAAATCCACTATCAACCATACAACCCAATCACAAGGGAATCAAAGCAATTATATTACTGCCAATTTTACCGCCCAGGTCAAGGCGAATATCCCTTGCCTGATTATGTAGGTGCGTTGAAATACATTGAGGTCGATACCGAGATTTCAAATTACTATTTGAATAGCATCAAGAACGGATTTACGGCACAAACTCACATCCAGTTATTCAAAGGTATCCCCACACCTGAAGAAGCTCGTGCAACTGCAAGGAGATTCAAAGAGAATTATCAAGGCACGGACAATGCCGGTGGGTTAATTATTCAATACAACGATCCGACAGAAAAGGAATCAGTCATCAACAACCTTCAACCTTCGGATTTTGACAAGCAATTTGACTTGTTAAATAAGACCGTACAACAAGAGATATTTGTTGCACACAAGGTCAACTCCCCAATGTTGTTTGGAGTTCGTGTAGAGGGACAATTGGGTGGTCGTAGCGAGTTGATTGAAGCCTATGAGATGTTCCATCACGCATACATTGAACCCCGTCAACAAAAGATTGATGATACCTTCGCTTACTTGCTTGAACCTATCGCATCTGTTCGTTTAGAAACCATAAACAAACCACCAATCGGTCTTGACTATCAGGCGTTGTTCACCGCTGGAGTTATCACCAACGAAGAAGCAAGGAAGGAACTTGGGTTGCCAATGATTACTGATGTGAAGCAATCATCTTTGAACGATGCTATCAATGCTTTGAGTCCGTTGGTTGCAAACAATGTGTTGTCTAATATGACCATCAACGAGAAACGCCAATTGGCAAATCTTCCACCGATTGCTGGAGGAGATTCATTGCCATCCGCTGCACCCGTTGCCCTATCAAAACAAAATCCTTTTGGATGGGATGATGAAAGAGACATTAAAGTATTTCAACAATATGGTGAGAGTGCAGACAACTTTGAAGCGTACAAGTTTGAGTTCGTGGATGCCGTTGAAACTGCGATCTTAAATGTGTTGAAAGAGAATAAAGGGTTGCAAGTTGGAGACATTGTAAACATCACCAAGTTGGATGCAAAGGTTGTCGCTGATGCGATTGCTAAACTTGCCAAAGCAGAGTTGATCAAATCATACGAAGATGGTCTTGAAACAACCCCGAAAGGAGTTGAAGAAGTAAAGAGATTGCAAACCGAAATTGTCGTGCGTTATGGCTACGCTTTAGCCGCTGGAATCAAAGGTACTTTGGTTATCCCAACCACTCGTGATTTCTGCCGTCAAATCGTGGAAAGCAATCGTGTGTATTCAAGGGAGGACATTAACGCAATGTCTGCACAACTCGGTTACGATGTATGGAAACGCAGAGGTGAATGGTATACCAACCCTGATACTGGAATCACCACACCACAATGCAGACACATTTGGCAACAACAATTATTAAGGAGGATCAAACGATGACCAATTTTGTATATTTCATTTCAACCACTTATCTCAAGGACAACACACCTTTGAATGAGAATGTTGACGATAAATTGTTGAAATCAGCAATCAAAGAAGCTCAAGAAATCTACATCCGTGATGTGATTGGTTCAGGTATTTATAATGAGTTGCAAGTACAGGCATTCGCTGGGACATTAACGCAGTTGAATACTACCCTTTTGGATTCATACATCGCACCGTGTTTGAAGTATTACACATTGACCGAAGCAATGCTTCCAATGACATTCAAACTGATGAACAAATCGGTTGCATCTCGTGAGAGTGACAATGCGAGGGCGGTATCAGTTGAGGAAATGACAATGATTGAAGGTCGTTATCGTGATAAAGCGGAATACTATGCCAACAGATTGAGGGATTATCTTCGCACATACACCAATGACTATCCTTTATTTTTAAATCCCGGCAGTACCTTTGATACAATCCGTCCAAAGAACACCGCTTTTGTCGGTGGTATTTATCTTCCAACATCTCAAGATTGCTTTTGGAACTATGACTTCCCCAACGAGGACAAATAAGTGGCAAAAAAACAACGAAGCCAAACTTCTCAAATTTCTCAAGAATGACACTAAACCAAATAATTCAAAAGATTCAAACGGCAGCAGAAAGCCATAAGATGGTTCACAAGTTTGGCGTTGGTCAGCAGTCAAATATGACGGTTGAGAATGTTGAGTACTATCCTTTGGTTTGGTTGTATCCAGATGGCTTCAATTTGCAGTCGGGTGGCAATCTTCAAACCTATAACTTTGCCTTGCTTGTGATGGATCGTGTATTTGAAAGTGAATCAAACACAATTGAAGTGCTTTCGGATACTGCGCAGATTATGACCGACATCTTTGCGTTGATTGAAGACAACACCCAAAACGATGAGGATTTTGAGATTGTGATCAACGGCAACGCATCTCCATTCTACGACTCAAAAACTGATATTCTCGCTGGTTATGCAATCAACTTCCAAGTCCTCACTCCTTATCTACATAATACTTGCGTTGTTCCTGTTTAGTTGGTTGTGGGCGTTCTTCAATTATGATGAACCAGTCCGCTATATCAAACCACTAAATGTTGAGATGCACGAAAGAATCATTGAAAAAGAGAAGATCAAACGAATCACACTACTGAAAGAACTCAACCACTATGATACGATTTATCTTGATACTTTTGATGCTACATCTTCAGGGCTTGAAGGGGCAATCCGTCTCCATAGATTCTGCGACACTTCGGGTTGCGAATAGTTATCTTGTCAAAGGTGCGATTGCACGGCAGAAAGTGAGCCAATTACTGAAGGTTGTTCACTCGGATTCCATCATTATTGCCGAACAAGATTCTGTCATCACCAAGCAAAAGGTAAACATCGCATATCTCAATGCGGAGAATGATTCACTTGTGAGGCAAAATAAAGCCATCTCACGCACTTTGTCATTGTTTAAGAGTATAAGTATAGGCTTGGGAATTTTAACGCTTGTGGGATGGCTACGATAGACCTTGATAAATTACCCGATGCCCTTGATACTTATTTAGGGGATGCATCCGAAGGCTCACTCCTTCAGCAAATCATTGTTGATTGGTGGAACAAGAAGGTGATTCCTCCGATTTGGGCAAATCTTGACAGTAAAAAGATAAACGCATCATCTTCGTTGAGACAATCTTTTGTCCCAGGACAGATAACTAAATCACCCACATCCATCAACACCATCCTTCTCGCAGAGGATTACTGGGAATTTATTGAATACGGAAGGAAGCCAACAAGAAATGGTCACATTGAAGGCACTCCGTATCTATGGCAGTCAATCAGGGAATGGATGCAATTCAAAGCGGTAAAACCACCTGAAGATTTTACCTATGATTCATATGCAAAAGCCATTGCAAGAAAGATTCACAGAGTAGGTACAAAGCCAAAGCCATTCCTTGAAAGTGCGTTCACAGAATCAATACAGATGGAATTGGTGAATGAGTTGAATGCTCGTTTTGGAGATTTGATATTCTCGGAAGATATAAAATTGTAACAAAAAGCAAAGTTTATTTGCATTATTGATAAGTTTATTTTACTTTTGCTTTCGTTATGGATTACAACAAAGCAATTGAAACTATTAAACTTAAACGCAGACAAGGGCTATTTCAAATAGTCGCTCGTAAAACTGGGGTATCACTTCCAACGGTAAGAAAGTATTTGGTTGAGGGAAACATCGTTTCACCCAAAGCCAAAGCCGTCATTGAAATTGCATTGAGGGAGGTGAACAATGATTGAGGCAACAATCAACGGATGGATTCTTACACTCGGTAAGGATGATAAGTATGTTTACATTGACAAGCAAGTTGATGACTATTTACTTGAGCATCACTTTGATGAACTTGAACCATACCTGATCAAGCGAGATGTCTACTTCGGTGGATGCGTTGAGACCAACTTGGTCGGCATTGAGACGGAAAGATTTTTCTATCTTGAACCCGACAAGTTTACTATTATTTTTATGTGCGGACACAAAACAAATTTCCTATGAATAAGTCAGAATCAATTAAGAACATTGCTGGTGCGTTGGTAAAATTCCAAGCATCGGTGAGCAAGGTAGCAAAGGAAGCCAACAATCCTTTCTTCAAATCCAAGTATGCAAGTTTGGCGAACATACTGGACACAATCCAAAAGCCATTGAGTGAAAGTGGTTTGGCAATCAGTCAATTCCCTGATGCCAATGCACTCACAACCATCATTCTTCACGCTGATTCAGGTGAATGGATGGAATCATCCTATGTGATGCCGGTTGCTAAACAGAATGATCCACAAGCAATGGGAAGTGCAATGACCTACGCACGGAGGTATGCACTTGGTTCAATCCTAAACTTGAACATTGATGATGATGATGACGGTGAAAAGGCAATGGGAAGACAGATTCCAAAGAAAGATGAACTCACACCCAAGCACCCAAGTTGGGCAAAAGCCGTTGAGCATTTGAAGACGGGTGGATTGATGACCGACATCACAAGCAAGTTTGAGGTATCTCCGGTCAATATGAAACTTTTAATCGGCGAGAAATGAATAACACACATCCAGTTATACACACTTCTTTGAACGAAGAAGATTGGCAGAGGTTGAGAAGTTCACGCTTCACCGCTTCCGAAATTCACAAACTGATGGGAACTCCGAAAAACAAATCGGAGTTCCTTTCGGAAACTGCAAAATCATTTGTGTTTGAAAAGGCAGCGGAATACCTAACAGGTGCAAAATCCGAAATCTATGGTCGTGCTTTGGATTGGGGCAAGGAACACGAAAAGGAAGCCTTCCACTATTTCTCCCAACAAACAGATGATTTCTTCACATACTACGGTGCAGAGACATACACTTTCATCACTTACGGTGAATGGGGTGGGTATTCACCGGATGCACTTGGTCACCAGTTGGTAGAAATCAAATGTCCGTTCAATTCAGGCAACCACCTTCAAAACTTCTTCATTCAAAACAACGAGCAGTTGAAGTCAAAACGCACGGAGTATTTTTGGCAGATGCAAATGGGGATGATTGCAACCGGATTGGAAGAAGGTTTGTTTGTCAGTTATGATCCCCGAATGCCCATCGGCAAGAAGCTCACAACCACTCTTATCACTTTGGAAGAGGACATCCAAGAAATCATTGATGAGAAATTGACCTACGCTGGGGAGTTGTTTTTGTCAATCACAAAATAAATCGTTCATTTACAAAGCCAATTAGAAAATAAATTTGCATAAGTGAAAGAAAGTATGTTGTTTTGAATCACTATGACACTTGACATAATTTATCCAATCGTTTTAACACCCATCGTTTTTGCGGTGGGTTACTCTATCCATTGCATTAAGAAAGCAATGAACAAAGAACTTCCCGAAGCCAAACCTTACCAGTTTGAAAGGGACGAGTACAAACCAGAGTTTGACCAATTCAGTCAAGCCATTTTCAATCACAAATTTTATAAAGGAAAAGCAAAATGATAACTTATTTAATCTTGGGCGGTGTGACTGTCCTTCTCGCTTACCGGTTGTGGCAAGTTGAGAGAAACGCAGAGGAATTGCAAGAATCAATTAACAAAAAGAATCGCAACATTTGGGATTTGGAAACAGAAATCTTAACCATCCGGTCAACCATCCAGCAAGGCAAAGATGATTTAAACCAAGCGAAGATGATGAGCGAGAAACGGATTGCAGAACTGGAAGACAAGTTGCAAACTTTCAAGAACCAATTTACAGATTTAAAAAATGTTAAAAGCAAGGGTAGTAAAGGCAACAATTAATTCAATTGAGAAATGGCGTGTATACTTCGCTGGAGAATTACTCGCCACATTTGAGAATGAAAAAGATGCACGAGATTACGCAGAATTTATAGACCGACAATGAAAACAGATATAACACCCAAAGAAAAAGCCGAAGAGCTTATCGCCAAATTTTACACGATTAATGCGGAAACGGTTGAATTGGTAGATGGAGATTTTGATATGATTCATTCACTATCGGAAGATGATGCAATCAAATGTGCGAGAGTTGCTGTGTATGAAATACTTGATCATTGCACAGAAGTAAGCAAATACTATTGGTTGAAAGTTCTTCACGAGTTAATCGAAAAACAAAATGAAAATCACGGTTAAACACAGAAACACGGAGATAGAACTTGAAGACATCAAGACCATCAATCACAATCTTGATATCATCAGTTTAATCAAAGCAATCTCACAACAGATTCAAGAAATAATCAAGGCAGAAAATGAAAACACCAATTGACCGTTTGGTTGAACACCTACGCACAGAATATCCGGATTTGGATATCAGTCCTCATATGGTGTTTAACTTCAAACAACTGGAGAAGATGGAACAACAACTCGCATACAATGCCGGGTTTGCCAATGCAAAGAAAATGTACTGTGAAAAATCTAACTGATAAACAAGCACTATGTTGGGCAATCGCAATCCTTCGTGATGATATGCGTTGCACCTGGAGACAGATTGCCCAGCGAATGCAATTCAGCGAATGCAA